GTTCTAATTACAGTTTTAAATGTTTTCATTTAACCCTTGCTATGTATTCGTATGCTTGTAAAGTTTTTTCATTAAAGTCTTCATAAGTTTCTTTTAACTTTACTTGAAAAAAATCTAACTTATCTCTGTATTGATTAGCATTATCAAATATCTTTTGAGCTTGTTTTTCTGTATAGTTGTTGTAAATATCATTTACCCAATTACCCACATAATAAATTTTTCCTGTACCAACTTTATTACTCGGTTTAGCAAGTTCTCTTAATTGTAATAATGCTTCCCCTATGTTTTGTTTAACGTAATGATCTAACTCTTTGCTTTTCTTTCTCACTTTTTCCATAATATACTTTCATTTTTATAAGTCAAGGCCAATTGCGTTTAATTTTGGTCTAAAACTGTAAAACAACTTATTATGATTTCCAGTATCACCTACATTAGCCATTTGATATAGGTGGACCATTTCGTGTCCTAATGTGTCAACGAATTCTCTCTTGTCATAGTATTCCGGTAACATTTCTAAATGGAATACTCTAGTTCCTTTTCTCTTCCATTCCCAAACTACAACTTGACCCATACATTTAATTTTAGGGTCTCTAATATTCTTAATTAAAATTTCATTAAATGGAGATAGTACATTATCAAAGACTGCTTTATTGATAATCTCAAAATACTTTTTAATATCTTTGTAAGTTGTCTTGTACTTTTTGCGACTCGCAAGTTCACGCTTGAGAATTTTTTTAACTCTCATGTTATTGTTGACTTTCATTTTGGCACTCTTTGTCTTCAATTTTACTTCCTTTTAATAGTAGGCACTTATGTGTCTTATCAAGTTCAAGTCTTAATTGTGTCATTACGCTGTCCATAATGTAAGGTAAGTGTTGTTGCAGTATAGACACCATTTGAATAGCAAACTGATGTCCCATTTTACTCATTTCAGATTCTAACAATTTCTGGTGATCCATATCGGTACCTTCAATTGTTTCTGTTATAACATGACCAATAACTGCCTTGTTATATTCATCTGATTTAGCAAGACTAGATAGTCCAAACCAAATCATAGTATTCAATACTATAATTGTTATCAAAAATTTACGCATAATATATATTTCTCTCTTTCATATTTATAATATACACTATAAAGAGGTGTTTGTCAACCGGTATTTTGCGAGTATTTACTTGATTTTGGAGGGAACAAAGGGTGAACATTAGATGTCGCACCCTTTATTTTATGTGATTCTATGGAGTAACGTAATCGTCATTCCAACCAAAGGCTTCTTTAACCATATCTGCAGTTAAACCTTTGTACATTTTGTTTAGTGTGTTATTCTTAACTGCTAACATCACCTGTGCTTCGTCTTTATGTAATCCTTCTAGCATTTGAATAAACATAGTTTCTTTTCTTAATTTACTCAAAGATGGATCAGCACCTTTTACAAAATGCCATAGTTTTTTTGATTCCGTCATTAAAAGTGTATGTTCTGTTCCTGCGGGTACATCATTTTCAATATACGGTGGGATACCTTCTGGTAATTCCCATTCTATTTTTGGATCAAAAGCACCTTTTAAGATTTGTCTTAAAGCAGGTTTATCATACTGTCTTAAAATCTCTATCTTTTTAGGTTTATCTTTTGCGTTGTTTATTTTTAAAAAGATTTCACTTATTAGCAAGTTACCTGAACCAGACGTTGCCGCCATTGCAGTCATTGCTTTTTTAGAAATCAGATTTGGATTGTCTGCCATTATATTTCTCCATGCATGTTATCAAAAATCATTTATATTTTCAATCAATGACTTCAGTTTGTTTTCTATAAAGTACGTTAACAGTAGCGTCCTACTAGGTACTTCATATGTTTCATACTTATTCAGTATGTTATTATATATATGACCAGGAATTTCACCTAAGTCTATCAATGTCTTATTTCGTTCATAATACTTTTTAGTTTCTGAACCTAGAGGTATGTTTGATATATTCGCCCACTCCTCTAATCTTTTCTTATTTATAGGTCTTTGTTTTGTGCCTGTAACAAATACATCATCTGGACTTAATATGTTTGGTATTCCATCTGATCTATCTCCCTTAATAATTTGTTCATGTAAAAATCTAATTGGGTCTTCATCTTCTACAAACTTCTTTTGTATAGGTGCATATTGTTTTACATTAGAATACTTTTGTAATTGAATAAAGTCTTTATCGCCAGAAACAATCATAATTTTTTCTTTATCATGGTTCTCTTTTACAAGTACCCCAATTATATCATCTGCCTCAACACCTTCTATATGAATAACTTTATATGGAAAGTTTTTAGCAAGTTCATCTCTAATCTCACTGATCAATTGAAATAGACTAGACCAATCTTTTTTATCTTCTTCTCTGCCTTTTCTTCTAGCATGTTTGTAATGAGGAAATATATCTCTACGCCATGGATTAGCGCCATCAGCACATAATATAGTTTTACCATATTCTTCTTTAAACTTAATGTTATAACCTCTCAGCGAGTTTAAGACCATGTGTCTTAACATATCTTTGTCTGGTATCTCATCTAATTGACCTCTTGTGTGAGCCATTAGATTTGAAATCAACACTTGGTTTAAATCTACTAATATCATATTGGCAATACTCCTATTGTTTCAGATTTAGTAGACCAATCTCTAGCAAGGTCCATAACTCTTTTTCTGTTTTTAAAGTTGATAGTTTTATTGTCTAATAATTTTTCAAATACCTTATCTACTCCAGCACCTAGTTGTAAATTGATATGTTTCTTAAATTTAAACTTCTTAAATTCTTCAAATGCGTTTACTACAATATGTTTTTGAAATGGTTTGTTTAGTTCTTCCCATGTCATATTGTAAAAAAACTCTTTAACTCTTAATGATAGATATGGAGTTAAGAATTGTTTACCATTATTTCTAGCAACAAGTTCATGCCATAAGAAACCAGCTTGATTATTATAATCAAAGTAATTGTTTCTAAACTCATCAAACTTTTCTTTCGTTTGACCTGGACCATAATGTATCATTGCTTTTTTAGATATACCATAATACCCATCAGCAGCCCAACCACTAATTACTACGTGTTCTTTAATTTCAGGATATACATATAAAAATGGAAAACAGCACTCAAAATGTGTTTTCTTTTTACATCTTACTTCATGTACTAATCTTAAAAAATCATTCTCTAAATTATCTGTTGGTACTTCTACTACTACACAATCCCAACCAAATAGTTTTGATACTTCTTTTGCCTTTAATGCATCATAACTTGGTTGATCTTTTAAATGAAATGTATAAGCTGTAACCTTTTTACCTAGTCTTTGTGCTGCGAAAGCAACTGATAAACTATCAACTCCTCCAGAAAGTAAAACAGCGACTTCTTTGTCGCTGGTTTGTTCTGCTATTTCATTCTGTAATAATTCTCTAATCATTTAAGTATTTCTTTTTGTACCAACTGTAAAACTGTTTGTCACCAAAATATTCAACAACATGACTTGCTGGTACTTGGTCACTTCGAATACAATCAGCAACTTCTTGGTATTCTGTTCTATCTACTTTTAATTGTTTTTGTGGTTTCATTTTACTTAAAGTCATAAGGTGTCGTTTTCTTTTTATCGGCTTCAATTCGTTCAATGTTTTTTCTATGTCTTTCATACACTATGTAGGCAATCAGTAAAGCCACTAATGTAAACGTAGTACCAAAGATACCAAGTCCAATTCCATGTGCAAATGTCATTTTTAATAAGAAAGCCAAGATGGGGAGATAAACTCCCCACCTTGATAAGTTATTTACGCATCAATTGGTGCAAGTTCTGATTTCTTAACAGATACTTTATGATTGCTGTATTTGAACTGTGTTCCATACAACGCTTTAATACCAGCAGATACAATTGCTCTAGTAGGTGTACCCATTCTGTAAACTTTTTTACCATTTACAGTATTACCAAAGATCATGTAACCTTCAGCTCTTAAAGTATCAATCATCGCTCTTGGTGATTCTAAATCAAATCTACTTCTAATAGATTTCCAAGTTACGTTTTCACCTTTTGATAAAAGGTTTAACACTTTTTGTTTTTTTGATAATGATTTTCTGCCTCTATTTTCAACTTGAGCAGTTCTTTTAGCTACTTTTACTTTCACTAATTGATCTTTACCAAATAGGTTTTTCAATGTATTTAACATATTATATACTCCTTTTTATATTTGAGTTTGTTTGTTTTACTATTTTACAACCTGTTAAGGCGATTCCTAAGGAATTCATTAAATATCGTCTCCTTCAAACATTCCAGCTTGATCGTTTATATCTTTTAATTCGTCTTTAATATCTGGACTTAATGGTTTATGTTGTTTGTGTTTTTTATCAATAACACTTGAATAATCAATTTTAGCTGATTGTGAACCATCTTTATTTACTTTTAACTCAACAATCTTATCTGATAAAGATTGTGCAGGGTGTTTAATATCAAAATCTCTGTACACTAGTCCTCTCATCATATCTACTAACAATGCTAAATCTTTTGTAAACGCTGTTGTATTTGTTTTAATTGCCAAGTTATAAAAGTTTCTTAATAAGTTTATACTAATATCATCTACTGAAGTTTCTACAAATTGTTTTGTTTGTTCTTCTTGTATTTTCTTTATGGCCTTATCGTCTTTTTGAGGACCAGAAGTAGTTTTATCCACAATTTTATTTGTGGGAAACATTATGATATTGTCTTTACTCACTAATAATTTCGCCTTTAAAGTTCACTTTACCTTTGTCTGCAAAGAATTCTACCAGTTGATTATAACCACCAATTAATACACCATCAATCTTTATTTGTGGCATAGTTCTTACTTGTTTTCCAATGTCTTCTAACATTGCTTGTGGACTATCAAAGTCTTCCATTTTTTTTTCTGTGTATTCATGGCCAATCATTTTTACTAGATGTTTGGCCTTATTACAAAATGGACAATTGTTTTTACTGTATATTATTATTTCCATCATCTTTACCTATTAAGTTTTC